AATAGAGAAATGGTCGAGCAATATTTAGATGGCGTGCAATATAGAGCTACAAAAGACAATCAATTAAACGCACAGCAAGTTGTAGATTTGCAAAATGAATACGGAGGAGAGCAAAGGTACGTTGAAATGGTGCAATGGGCGGCTGATAATTTTACGCCAGAAGAAGCTGCAGCATACGATAATGCCTTGCAGTCACCTGATATAAATTTTGTAAGACTTGCAGTTGATGGACTCCAGGCTCGTTACATAGCGGCAACAGATCAAGAGCCAAAACTTATTGGTGGTAGGTCAACAAGAGGAGCAACTAACGACAAGTTTGAATCTAATGCTCAGTTAGTAGAAGCTATGAATGACCCTAGATACTCAAAAGATCCAGCATATAGAAAGAAAGTTTCTGATAAATTAAGTCGATCTAACATACTTTAGACGCTATAGTTAGATCAACCTAGACCTTCTAACAGAAGCGAAGCCCTTTGCGAAGGATACCTTATGCAGAAGTAATGGTCTGGATAATCATTAATTCTAGGTAACTAACCAATGGCTAACTTTACGCCTTCACGCCTGGGTCTTGTTAACAATACAGGAACAGGTGTAAAAGATTTATTTCTTAAAACGTTTGCAGGAGAGGTACTAGCTGCCTTCCGTAAAGCAACTATCTTTGAAGATTTGCATACAGTCAGAACTATAAGCTCTGGCAAATCGGCACAATTTCCCATCGTAGGACTCTCTAGTACCAGCTATCACTCGCCAGGTACACAACTGACAGGTAATGCTATCAAGCATGCAGAGGCTGTCATAAATATTGACGACAAACTTGTATCTAATGTTTTCATAGCAGACGTAGACGAGGCTATGAACCACTATGATGTTAGGTCTCAATATTCTGTTCAAATGGGAAATGCTTTAGCATATACCTTCGATCAAAATATTGCTGCTTCTATAGCCCAGGCTGCAAGAACAGCGACTAACCCTAACACTGATCTTCCAGGTGGTACAAGAGTAAAGATTCTTAAATCAGGTACAGCCAACACAGCTGCTGCGGTTGCTGCTGTTACAGGTGCTGATTTAGCTACTGCTTTATTTGCAGCTGCCGAGCAAATGGACATTAACAATCTTCCAGAAGATGATCGTTATTGTGCTATTGACCCAACTAACTACTACAAGCTAGTTCAAAATACAACTGTTATAAACAGAGATTTTGGTGGTAAGGGTGCATACTCAGAAGGTGAAGTTCTCAAAGTTGCAGGAATTAACATTGTTAAATCTAACCACTTACCTAAAACAAACAGGTCAGCGGCAACTGGAGAAAATAATACATACCACGCTAACTACACTGACAACATTGGCCTTGTGTTTAACAAGCAAGCTGTCGGTACAGTTAAGCTAATGGATCTGAAGATGGAGCAAACAGGATCTGATATTCATGCTCTTTATCAAGGTACATTTATGGTAGGTAGTATGTTGCACGGAACAGGCGTTTTACGCCCAGACTGCGCAATCGAACTCTATGCAGCTAACTCATAAGCAGTTAATATAAGGGGGTAACACAACCCCCTTTATTCTTATGCCATACGGAAAAGGAACTTACGGATCTAAGGTAGGTAGACCACCTAAAAAGAAAAAGAAAAAGAAAAAGTAAATGGCTCGCAAGAAAAATGTACGCCTAAAAATGGGCAAACATAAGAGCAGATCAGGCGGCTTGACAGCTGCTGGTAGAAAAAAGTACAACAGAGAAACAGGTTCTAATCTTAAAGCACCGCAACCTGGAGGAGGCAAAAGGAAAAATTCTTTTTGTGCCAGGATGAAAGGCATGAAGAAGAAAAGAACTTCTAGCAAAACAGCTAGAGATCCTAACAGCAGGATCAACAAAGCCCTACGCAAATGGAAGTGTTAACTATGGCAAAAAAGAAAGGACTCTACGCAAACATACACGCAAAGCGTAAGAGAATAAAAGCTGGTAGTGGAGAGAAGATGCGTAAGCCTGGAACTAAAGGCGCACCTACCGATGCTAACTTTAAGCGTGCAGCAAAAACCGCTAAGAAAAGGAAGAAGAAGTAATGGCAGCACGAACTAGCTTTCTTGATGCAGTAAACAGAGTACTGCAAATGCTCGGAGAAGCACCTGTAAACAGTTTGCAAGGTCAATTTGGTTTAGCAAAACAAGCAGAAGTTGCATTGAATGATGTTAGTAGGACATTGCAGACAGAAGGCTGGTCGTTTAATACAGACCTTGAAAAAACTTTAGAGCGTAACTCTTCTAACGAGATAGAGTTATCGAGTAATGTAAGTCGAGTTGTAGTTGATAATTTGGAATACCCAGACATAGATGTAGTGCAACGAGGAAACAAGTTATACGACAGAAGAAATAATAGATATACATTTGATGCTGATTTAATAGTTGATATGACAACCATTCTTGAGTGGGATTTACTTCCCGAACACGCACGGCAATATATAACTATTAAAGCAGGAAGGCAATTGCAGGAATCTATTATTGGATCTTCTGATCTTACAAAAATAAATTTAACAATGGAAGTAGAAGCCAGGAGTGCTTTTTTAGAGGAAGAAACTACAAAGACAGAGCATAGTATGTTGCGTGGACATCTTAATAGAACTAGCCCTATCAATACTTACATTCCTTCTCGTACACTTGAGCGTTAACTATGCCACTAATAAGTAGCTCTATTCCTAATCTTATTAATGGAGTAAGCCAGCAACCAGCAGCATTACGCCTGGCATCACAAGCAGAAGAAGTTATTAACTGTATGTCAAGCCCTGTTGAAGGGTTAAAGAAGCGACCTCCTATGCAACATATTAAAAAATTGTTTGCAGGATCAGCTGGTACTGGTAGGCCATTTACACACATTGTAGATAGAGATGGCGTTGTTCAGTATATAATTATTATCCAGGATAATGCTATTAAGGTTTTTGATTTAGACGGCAACCCACAGACAGTAAGCACGCCGCATGGCACAGGTTATTTAAATATTACAGGAGAACCTAGCTCTACGTTTAGGGTTGCTTCTATTGCTGACTTTACATTTATAGTCAACAGGGAAAAAACAGTTTTAATGGACACTGTAAACAAGTCATATGTTTGGGGTACCAAATCAATGGTATTCATAAAATCTGCTGATTTTAATACAACATACAAAGTAAATTTGAACGGAACAGAGAAAACATTTACGACAGGAAACACATCAGGTACAGCACCTGACACTGTTACTATTGCAAACAATTTAGCAACACAATTAAATACTATCAGCGGATTTACAGTTACAAATACTGATTACATCATTAGGATTACTAAAGACGATGGCGGCGATTACACACTTGCAAGCAGTGACAACAGAACAGCTACTGCAACGTCAGCCATAAAAGGCACAGTAGATGGCTTATCTGACTTGCCAACGATTGCAGAGCATAACTTTTTAGTAAAAATACAAGGTTCAGCAGCGACTGATTTTGATGACTTCTACGTTAAATTTGAAACTACAGCAGGAAGTGGCTTTGGAACAGGTACCTGGAGAGAAACTGTTGAACCAAATATTAATCATTTACTTGATAATACAACTATGCCTCATACTCTTATAAGAGATGCTACAACTGGTAATTTTACATTTACAAAATTTGCTTATTCAGGCCGCATAGCAGGAGATGAAGTTACTGCTCCTGATCCTACATTTGTCGGTAGTAAAATAAAAAACATAAATTTATTTAGAAACAGACTTGTATTTCTTGCAGATGAAAATGTAATTTTATCGGCTGCAGATAATTTTGATAGGTTTTTTGTAGAGACAGTGCAGACGACACTAGACTCAGATCCTATTGATATAAGTAGCGGTGGTACGTCTGTAAACTTTTTAAACAGTAGCTTGGCGTTTGCAAATACCTTATTACTTTTTAGTTTGCATGGTCAATTTAGATTAGACACAGGCTCTACTGCTATAGGTACATCTCTTACTCCTAAAACAGCTACCATAACTGCTATTACAACTTTTGATATTGTTGACACTGTTGACCCGATAGGTGTTGGTAGAACTGTTTACTTTGGTATACCAAAAGGAAATTTTAATGGACTGCGAGAATATTTTTTGCCAGACGCCAGTGGGCCTATACCTATATCAGAAGAGGTAACTTCTTCTGTACCTAGATTTGTACCTGAGAATTTAGTAAGTTTAGCTGCATCTGTATCAGAAGAG